TGCTGTGTCGGGCCTGCGCCGTAAAAGAAGTCAGTTGTAGGTGCTTTTAGTGAAGTTGTACCGCCGCCAACAGTAAACGGCACAAAGTTAGCGGTCGGTATTTGTACACCACCCAAAGCTGCGTCAATCACGCTCGCAGGGACGTTCTGCGACATGGCGTATTGCCTAACCATCTGCGCGGATACGTTGGGATTGTCTTTGAATAGATTCTGTATATACGGAATCATCTCTGCGCTTGTGTACGCAGATAGTGGTTTTGTGTTGTTTACAGGCTGATTGACGGCAGGTTGTTGTACGGCTGGAGCTTTTGGGAAGTTAAGGCTTGCAACCAATGCAGCCATTTGGCTATCAGGAACACCCTGTTGCCCTGCAAACACTCTGAACTCATCAGGTGTAATGTACTTTCCTGCCGCTTGTTGTTGCGCGATAAGGTTCTGAGCAAACGGAACCATCTCGGTAAACGTATAGTCGGCCATCGTCTTGGGAACGATGTTCCCAGAAGCGTCTAGCTTCTGCCATGACTGTAGAGTTGGTGCAGCCACGGTAGACCCCTGGTTAACTGTTTGGTTTACGGTCTGATTTACCGTCTGATTGTTTGCGCCCTGATTGACTGGCTGTGATATCGTATTAACGACATCCGTTACAGTCAATGGCTTGATTGCGTCATCTACAGCCTTCAGCAGATTTGCATCAGTTACGCCCAAAGCCTTTAGTTTGTCGCTTCCAAACTTGTTAGAAACGTACCAGTCAAACTGTTGCTGAGGTGTCATTACAAACCACGATGAAGGCAAGTTGATGCCTATGGCTTGCGCGTCTGTGCGTAGCTTTTGCTGCGCGTTTATTGCTGTTTGATAGTTGTTTCTATCGGACTCGCTACTGAACGGAGTGCCATCTGTTGCCGTGTATACCGGAGGAGGTTGGTAAACAGGTTGTTCAACTTGACCTCCTGAGTCTTGTCCACCCTGAGACTGCTCGCCTGCAGGTTGTTCGTTTGCAGGCTGCTCCATTCCAGGGGCAACGAGCCCTGCGTTTTGAAAATACTGAACAAGATTGCTTACTGGGTAGCCGATAGCATCCGCAAGTTGATTTATATCAACCCCAAAGTAGTCCATTGAATCTCTAACTTTTTTAGGGTCATTGATATTCGTTAGAACAAAATTGTAAACGTCTTGATTGAATGCCATGATTTACCCTGGTATTTCAACGTTGCCAGTAATACCTGCCCCGACCTTCATCGCCTTCATCTGCGCTTCTGCCTCGAACTCCATGCGTTTGAGTTCCAACTCGGCTAGAGCCTTCTCTCTTGCAAGCTGAATATCGGCCATAGCCTTTTGACGCTTGATCTCGATGTCTGCTTGGGCCTGCGCCATCATCATTTGAATGGCAGGATCTGGGCCTTGTTGCTGAGGTTGTGCAAGTGCAGCATCGACCTCTGGGCCTACAGGCTTGAAGAACTCTGCCGAATCTGGGAACCCTGCCGCCTCAATCAACTTTCCTAATACTGATCTGTACTGCGAGACACTCACTAAAGGATTGTTCGGGCCGTACGCTTGAATGATCTGCTCTTGTTTTGACAGAACCATCGAGAGCATTGCCATCTTTTGCTCCATGCTCCCCGTACCAAGTCCGACATTCACTGACACATCGTACTGGTTCGACCACTCTCTTGGGTCGTACTGGACGTACTGCCCACGCATCCGAATCAAAACTGCTTTGTCTTGATATTTGCATAAGAGGTGTAAGAGTCCTTTGAATAAGTCTTTTACGCCTGTTTCTGCAAAGATCCTAGCGATGAGTTCGATCTTGCCTTGTGAGGCTTGCGTAAGGGCCGCTATGGCCGCAGCGGTCACGTTTTGTAGGATGTTAGGGTCAAGACCTTGAGAGGCTTCTGTAACGCCTGTGCGCTTAGCCTGAACCTGATCGAGGTACTCTAAAAGCGGGAAGGCTTGCTGACCAACAGGAGGTGTCGTAATCGGAACCAGTGCAGCAGGATTCTTCATCCTCACCACGCCACCAGGCGTAACGCTCAAGAGATCATCGAGGTTGACCTGACCCTCGACAGCACCCATACGGGTATTGTTTTGAAGGTAAAGGTTATCAAGCATCTGCCTCGTTACAGTCGTCTTGATAAGCTGGAGATCAACTGTACGATCAGCAGGGCAATCCCCAAAGAAGCGATGAGGAATCGGAATAGGACAGATGGTGTAAAACGGCACATAGTCGGTTTCCTCGTTGCTTAGGATTTCGTTGCCCGAAAAATGCACCCGTCTTAGCTCTGCAATCCCATCACCGTCGTAATCAGTCTTTAGGTAGCATTCAAACACCTCAACCGTCTGCATGGACTTGTCGAGGCTTGGCTCCATGTAAGGTTGTTCGTCACGGTTATATCGAGCAATGTACTCAGCACTAAACTCAAGGTCGTTGTAAACCGGCAGGTTCATCACGATCTCAGGATCGAACCCCATTGAGACAAGATCCGACCTCGTAATAAGTTTCCTATGCGCGACAAAAGGCGTATCTCGAACAGTCTTTCCTGCCTTAGAGATCAGGAACTCTTCGGGAGGCACGTTCTCAACCTTGATTCTTCCGGCCTTTGTCTTGCGCATGAGCGCGACGTTATGAACGCGCATGACTTGGCCGTCCATGTCTTGCTCAATCGTCTCCTGCGCTGCGATCTCCATCGTCCCGTCAGACATAAGCATGGCTAGCTCATCGTCTGTCAGGTTCGCGTACTGTTCCTTAGTGACTGAAATCGAGTCGTCCCAGTAGGCTTTGATAACACCGACCTTCTGAAGGATTGCGTCCTTGAACCAGTCGTGCATGATCGAAATGCCTGGGTTTTGTTTCATCAGCACCCAGTTGCAATATTCAGTGGCTTGCATTGCCATAGGCTCATCACCTGGCCCTACAGGCTCGAATACGCCAATCTCATCAGCAGAGGTAAACAAACGCATGAGAGGCGGAAGCATCCCGTCGATAGCTTCTGCAACCTCTCCGGTTACGATCTGGCTGCGACCCTCTACCTCGTTACCGTAGGGATCACGCATGTAGCTGGTAAGCGCGTTCTTACGCTGCTCGACCGTCTCGGTCTCCAAGAAACCTATCGCGTTATCAATCTCACCTTGGAGAATCGCCTTTAATCGTCCGTCATCCATTTAGACCACCCAAGATACGTTAGGTTTCAGCGGCTTAGACCAACTTGTTTGCTCTGACATACCAACCGCAAGATACCGAAATGCGTCTGCTGCGTGAGATGCCCAATCGTGAAGAGGCTTATCCCAGTAAACTTGACGCTTATCGTCGTATTGTCGCCGATAATTCCTTAGCGCGTCCACTCCACGCTTAGTCTTGGAGTCGAACCAACAATAAGGAATCAGCCTTCTTACGGCCTGTATCCCATCGTCAACACCCATTCTCGGAACAATCGTAATGTTTAGCCCTGCTTCTTGCAGGAGTTCTAACCTCGATCTTCCTGAGCCTAACTCTCTGACTTGCACATCGTGAGGCAATAACTGCTCGGCTAGTTCGTAATGATTTGTTCTCAGCCAGTTGACATACCAATCGAGCCCCTGACCATGGTTCTCCACAAAGTCAATGAGCCGTGTCTCTAATCCAACTCTTTGACAGACCCAGATAGCAGTAGAGTCGCCTATCCCTAGATCCCATGCTGCGTAAGTCTTGGCTATGCCATCTACAGGGATGTCATGGAACCTTTCAGACGGTAGCTCATTGAGAAGCTGCCCGTAGTAAGCACCTTCGATGGCTGAGTCGAAGGAACACTCAAACTCCTGTAAGTACTTGTCGTCTCCCATCTCGGACTTGGCTGCGTCCAGTTCAGTCTGAGGGATAAGACCTGTCTCGGATGCTCGGAACTCAAGCAAGGCCCAATCGTTATGCTCTGACGCATGGTCTCTCAGGGTCTTAAAGTGGTTGTTTCCCTTTGGAGTTCCGAGGAATAACGCCCATCCCATCCTGTCCGATAAGGCCGGACGAACCACTTCCGACCAAATTTTAGGGTTCTGGTCACCGAATTCGTCGAATACAACCCCATCGAAATACTGTCCTCGCAGCGAGTCTGGGTTATCAGATCCTGCAAGCTGAATCCTTCTGCCCCAGAAATCAACCCGTAGCTCCGCAATATTGGCAGTGGCGTTGAGGGGTTGGGTAAACTTGAGGAGGTAATCCCAGATAACTCGTTTTGTCTGGGAATAGGTAGGTCCGATGAAAGCATATCTCGGAGCCTCCTTGTTGTTTTCTATCGCTGCTCGAATGAGATGGTTGACAGCACTGACTGACTTTCCCATACGTCTGTGCGCGACAACAACGGCAAAACGCTTGTCTGATAGCGCATTGTGGATCTTTAACTGCTGCTCCCTCGGCGCATAAGGGATGACTATTCGGGTTGCGCCCATGAGATCTGCATCGCAACTGGTTGACCGTCAGTTCCCGTTACCTCTGTTCGCGCTAATTTAGGTATGTGGTACTCGATCGCTCTCAGGTAGATGTCGCAAGCCTTCTCTGGGCTCTTCTGAGCCACTTCATCCAACCACATTGCGAACCTCGGAGCGTTCATCTCAGCCATTTTCGCAATAGCTTCCCTCACCGCGGCAGTGCTTTTGTTAGGCACTCCCTTCTGCCTACCCATGCCAGCAGCAGGAGGTACTCTCTTTTCACCATCACTCAATACTTTGTTGTCCATTCGTTGTTTGTTTGCAACAGATTACTGACCTAATAAACCTGATCTCATAAGCTCTTCTTCGTCTATGACTACAGGCTTACCGTTTATCTCCATAATACGCACTTTAGATTCTTCGCCTGGGAATACAACGAAATTTGATGTTCCTTTACCAGTACCGCGTGATCCTTGGTCGAGGTAGCGAACCCCTGGTATGCCTGAATCGCGTAACTTTTGCGCCACTTCTTGTGGAGACCCAAGCTCTCGCATCAATTCGCCACCACTTAAGTCATAGATGGACTTTGGCGGGTTTTCATTGAGTTTGTTAGCTTGTTGAAATTTGACTAGTTTTGCCAAAGGCTTGCTGTTCTCAAGTGCAAATTTTTGTATAGCCCGAGACTGCTGACTTAGAGGCTTATCCCAATCTAGCATCTTTGCTATTTCTTCGTCTGGCAGATCTGCCTCGTAAAGACTTCCCTGGCTTTTTACGAGAGCATCTCTTTGAGCCATCAATTCATCGTAATCAGCAGCAGCTTTGCGACCAACATCGCTTTTGAATTTACGGTATCCAATTTCATCACCCGACATGATTTTTGAGAGTCTTGATAACTCGTCATTTATGCTCTTTATTGAGCCCATGTCTTTTACGTTTTCTGCATATTGCTTTGCTACCGCAGGGTTTTCAGCCAAGTAAATGCCGTGTCCATACACCTGAGCACCTTCGCCTGTACCGATCTTGCTCGCATCAAACTTACTGAACTTATGCGGAGAACCATGGAATACCGTAAGCGGACTTAGCAGGCTTCCAGCGCGTTGTGCATTTGCCATCGCAGAAGCAACCGCAAACGGAGCCACAGACCCGTAAAGCTGACTAGCGACACTTGCTTGCTCACCTAGTTTGTAAGCCTCAGACATCTTCTGAGCCTCTGGGTCCATCACCGAGTAAGTAGGTTGCCTGCCCGTAAACCCTAGTAATCCCTGCGCGATAGGACTTGTCTGACCGTACCCTGGCAGCGAACTTACGCCCCTCGGTAGTTGCTCAGGCAGCGGAGGAAGAAACTTCTCCTCATCTAGCAGTCCTTTTCTACGCTTCACTTTTTGTTCCTCGCCGAGATAGCTTTTGCCTTTGCTTTTGCATCAGACTTGGAACTTGCACCCCATGCTTTTAGGCTCAAAAGCAGTCTGGTTGGGCTCCCATCGGGTTTTCTCTCTGGGCCTGGCATATTCCCCATCCTCGCAAGAAAAGACGCTCTACGCGGGTTATCGCCGCTTTTGACAGGAGCCTTCAGATCAGACCCAGGATTCTCACGCTCGTAAGACCGCCTGCCTTTCTCATTGAGACCCCCTTTGGCGTTCTTGCCTTCCTTACGAGTCCAAGCGGCGGTCATTTCTTAGCCGTTTTAGCTGATTCTTTGAAAGCCTTAGCCGTTGGCGCACCAGGACTCCCAGGCTTACGCATCTTCTCTGGAGTCTTTCCCGCAGCCTTTTGCTTGGCTATGCGTTCACGCTTGGCGTGAATATTTGCGTACAAGCCTTTCATTTCTTCTTGACCTTAGCTTCAGAAAGCGCAATCGCGAGGGCTTGCTTAGGGTTAGTCACGGTCGGACCCTTCTTGCTTCCAGAGTGCAGCTTACCCTTGTTGTACTCAGTCATCACCTTGGAGATCTTCTTCTCCGCTTTCGTCTTCTTCACTTTTCCACTCCATACAAGATTTCTCAGGCGCACACATAAAGTTCCACTCGTGGCAGTACCCGACACCTTCAGGTAGACAATCCTGCATCTCCATGTCGAAATATCCACAATTCTCGCAACGCCTCTCTTGAGCCTGGCTTGCAGAGATACGCCACTTTGCACCTAGATCGCGCCAGAATTGAGTATCGCCCTCTCGTTCAGGACCGTACATACCCTCTTCCCTAGCGATCTGCTTGTTTTCCTCGTTGAGCTTCTCGTCTTGGGTCGGCAGCGGACACTCGTTTTCTTCGTCTTCTTTTTGCTTGATGACGATCATGACTTTAGGTGAGAGTAAGCCCTTCATTTTTTACCTTTCGGAGGTTGCATAGGGATACCCACCTTCCTGTCGTACCTGATCGGAACCGGAGGAACCTTCATTCGGTAGGGATTCTGTAGTGCCTTGCTATCCCTGGCTCGTTTTTCCACATCCATTTTGAAGCCTCCATGAGGTTTTTACGGTCATCCTTGCCGACTGTCTGAGATCCGGCGTGATGAACGTAAGCCCTTGAAACGAAATGCCTAAAGTCTAATACCGTTAGTGTATGACAAAACACATTATCTGAGAACCAGTTGATAGGCGGAAACCTGACCTGACTGAAAGCCTCCTTTGAGACGTAGGCAAAGATTGGCGCAATCACAGACACTTCCTTGATCGTCTGTTCTTCAGCCCATCTAATCCCATCTCTTGGGCCTGATTCATATCGAATGTTCTGGTCTGCAAGGATGAAGTCAGACCTGCACCCAACAACACCCAATTTATGCCCTGCTTCCTTCAGATATTGGACATCCTCACAAAGAAGCCTGTAGGAATCGGGAGTCAGGCATATATCGTCGTTGGCTATGATGACTTCATCGTAATACTGGAAGGCATCGTCCATGATCCTGTTGTAAGCGTCACCGAAGTTACTCTGCGAGTTGAGTAGCCACCTGAAAACTCGTGGGTCCATTGTCTCGGACCGACTCGACAGATAAACAGGCGCTTCTTTGGCGTAAAGACTGATTGACGACAGCGTGATTTCAAGGCTTGGCGATCCTGTCGTGCAGATGAGAATCGGTAACTTTTTCATACTCCTCCATTCTGTGGCCTGCAACCACCTGGAAATATTCGTTGTTCATAAGCGGTTTATTGCAAACGTTGACCTCTAAGCCATGCTCTGACGCGACAATCGGGAATGAGAGTTGATCCTGTAGGCTCCACTTCATCATCTCCTCCCACCAGGCTTGGTTGGCTTTAGGATTGATGTAAGACCGCTTCCAGCAGATAACCCCGCCCGCGATAAGACCACCGTTCTCAGGCCACCCTAAGTCCCTGTAGTGCTCAACTTGAGCCAAGATGGGTTGATCCCTGTACTTAAGCTC